TTGCAGAGTGCCTTTGCTACTGTAGTCTTACCACATCCTGCAGGACCAGCAAGAAGTAGATTAGGTACTTCACCTTTATCTAGGAAATCAAGAAAGGTCTTCTTGGTTTGTTCTGGTAGGATACAATCTTCTATTTTTTGAGGTCGATACTTCTCAACCCAGAGAAATTCATCACGCATTTGCTTCATTAAAAAATTTTATAGATTCAGCAGTTTGATCTTTTGAACCATATTCAAATGTAAAATAATTAAAATTAATTACAACTCTTGTTTTTTCATCAGTACAACTTACAGCTTTATGTAATTTACTACTATCAAAAATTACTAACCTATTAGCAACACTATCTACTTTAAAATTACCATCTTTAAAAAGAGTATATCCATTATTAGTATTAACATAATAAATGGCAGTATATGATGTTAAAGTACCATCTGGTAATCTAGAACCTACAAATTGATGATCGTAATGAAATCCACTTTCCCTATGGATATCAGTTTTAAGATTTAAATTTGATTTAATTTTAATTAAAACTCTTGCTTTTAAAAGATCTATAAAAGGTTTTACTAAGTCAGATAAAGGACTAATAAATCCTACATCAGACTTAAAAAAAAGATGAGTAAATTGAAAATCAGATTTATTTGATCCAGGATAATCTACCTCATCATTATAATTCCAGATCATCCCAGTACCCATTAAGAAATTAAAAATTTCATTAAATTGTTCTTCAGGTAAAAAATTATCAATTACTTGAGAAAATTCATTACCTGAAATTTTACTATCCATTTATTCAAATGTAGAATCTGGTTCTAATGCAATATAATAAGTTAAATCTTGATTTTTACTCCTAAACCTAGATAAAAGTTTTGATGATACAACAACCTCATAATTACCAGGAAGAATCTTAATATTCTCAACCTTAAAGTTAAATGAGAATTGTTTATCAGTTTCTCCTACTGTAATTGCAAAATCATTTGATGTATCATTCTTCTTATCACGAACAACAATCTTTACTACTCCATTAGAACCAACTACAGCAAGATCAGGAAGTTGATATATTGCTGCTGCCTTAAGTAACTTATCTAATTGTTCTGTGCTTAAATCAAAAGTAACATCCTCACTAGGAAGATTCATTGGTCTTTCTGGTGGAGTTACAATGACTTGTGGATCTGCAAAGAAATACTTAGAACGTGATCTTCCTTCCTTAATTACTACATAATTATCCTCCTGAAAATCAAGATCAGGATTATTATGAAGGCTTAATCCATTAAGAAATTGTCCCAAATCATAGATACCAAAATCCCTTGGCAATTCTTCAGAAATAGTTGCTTCTGCAAGAATATTTTTCATCACACTAATCGTGCGAAGTTTTGTACCTTGCTTAAAAAGAATTGACTGATTAATAGTCGAAAAGTTTTTTAGAAGTGAAAGAGTTGAATCAGAAAGTTTCATAGCCACGGGTCGTAGTTTCATTTAATTGCCCACTGAAATGGTATAGTAGGAGTGTATAATGTAATGCTTTTAGTATATCACGTTTTGCTTGTCCCTTCTTATCATAACGACTTAGATACTTAATTGCATTAGATCTACAGAATGATTCTGCATCTCCTACTGACTCAATAAGATCGAGTGTCTGAACGTTATTCTCTTTGGAAGTATAGTGTCCACCATAAGTGGTAGAAATATAATCCTGAAGAGCTTTGATGGACTCATCTTCCTTATATTTTCTAGGATTATTTGATTCTATTCCAGGTGTTGGTGGCATAGTAAAATCATCATCACCACCAAATGTAATTACATCTGCCCCACTTATAAATGGATCTGAGTAAGATCCAAGATCCAGATGCACAGTATCAACCAAAGCAGTGTTTCCAATCCCCAAATCAAAGTTAATAAAATCACCACCTGATATGTTAAGGGTTTCATAAGCAGAACTAACTGTATCATCTACTCCACCAAAAGTTATTGGTGGATTTAGCATATTAAGATCAACCTCTTCAACCTCAAGATCTTCAGGAACATTAAATATAGTATTCCCAGTTCCTGTATTAATTTCTATATTATCATCATTCAGTTCATTGTTCTCAACAGGATAAGTTTTGTCCGTCATTTCATCATCTCCATAAAGTTCATCGTAAAGTAAGCTCCATGCATTAATCATACATCTTGTCCTCTAACTTGTCAAGATCTACATCTGCATCTACCTTATCATATAGTTCAAGGAATGCTTGCTTTGTTTCATCATCAAATCTGTTCACACAAACTTGGATTGCTTTCATCTTATCGTTGAAGATACTGTAAGCACGAACAATATGAACCAATCTACGAGTGCTGATGATCTCTTCAATACCACCATCATAGAATGTTTTGCGGATGATATCACCCCAATCTACAAGTCTTGCAAGGAAGTCTGTATCAGTAACACCCAACTGCGAAGCAACACCACCAAGTATTTTCTTCTCTACTCCAACAGGTGGATACTCTTGCTCAAAAGTTACAGGGAATCTTTCAAGGAATGCCTCATTAAGTACATTAGTACCAATAAACCTACCGTCATCGGATCCTTTACCCTTTGTGTTTGCAGTTGCTACTACATTGAATCCTGCCTTTGGTTGAACAAATCTACCAATCTTCTTTAGAAACAGACCCTTCCCTTCAAGGATGGGTTGAAGGCAGAGGATTTTGTTTGAAGCCAAGTCAATTTCGTCGAGTAGCAAGATTGCACCCCTTTCGAGTGCTTCGATGACAGGTCCGTTATGCCAAACTGTTGCCCCATCCACAAGCCTAAACCCACCAATAAGATCGTCTTCATCAGTTTCAATAGTAATGTTTACACGAATAAGTTCTCTTTTAAGTTGAGCACATGCTTGTTCCACACCAAAGGTTTTACCATTTCCAGATAAACCTGTAATAAATGTAGGATAGAACTGCTTTGATTGTATTACTTTCTTTACATCATTGAAGGGACCAAATTTAACAAATGTAGAATCTGGAGTTGGAACCAAATCTTGAGCAACTGTAGGTTCAACAGCAGGAGCACTGAAAGATTTTTCAATGTTCTCTACAGCTTTAGTGGTAACTTCAAGGTTCCACTTACCTCTTCCAACAGAAAACTGTTTGATCTTTTTAGTAACAGTCTGATAAGCAATATCATTCATACGGCAAAATCCACGAACATCAGGGGCAGTGAATTCTTTACCATATGTACTTCTCAAACCTTCAATAATTTCGTCTTGTGTCATTTTAATCTCAAAGGTCATAATGTAGTTCGTTTCAATATAAGTATCATACATGAAAAAGGGGTCATATAGACCCCTAGTGGACACTTATTTAATTGGTTAAAATATATTAGTTTTCATACTTTTTAACACTCTCTTCCCATTCTTTCATAGATGATTGCAATTGACCTTCATTTTCTTGTGGATCTAACTTATCATATCCCTTCATCTTTTTCCACTTGCCATATAATGCTTGCAAGATCCATGCTTGAGAAAGTTGAGTAGGTCCGTTCTCTAATAATTCAAGATGCCTTTGATTACTAGTATAGGATTTATACTCTTCTCTCCAATTGGAATCATCATAAGGTTTGTTTGTCATTATTTGTAAGCAAAGGTTTTCTTTTTGATTTGAGTATCACCTTCTGGTGAAGTTTGGCCTGGTTTAAATTTACCTGCCTTTATTCTCTTAACGTTTCTACCTTGACTGTCTTTGCCTAGTCCACCTTTTCTCGTTGCTGATACTGTACCAGTTTTTTTGGTTTGTGTCAAGACCGCATCCTGACCATACTTCTTACCTAATGACTTAACTGCTTTCTTAAATGCTCTCTTACCCTTTTTACCAGAGGAAACCACATGACTGCGTTCTTTAACCTTAGAAGTCTTACCAGTCTTATCATCCTTTTCATCCCATCTTCCAGAAACCTTAGTAGCACCTGGCAAACCCTTACCTTTTATATCCCTATCTAATTGCTTTGCTCTTGCCTTATTTTCTTTCTTTGATTTGTCGCCACGACTTCCAGAGATGACTGCCATGCCACCTTTGTCTGATTTAGATTTAATTCTACTCAGACTACTTTCTTCTAGAAATTCTTTAAAAGTCTTCATTATCGGCGATACTATTATAAGAATATTTATTCGTTTTTATCCTTAACTTAATTCCATGTAATTCTAAAAGTGAGATTTTTGTATCAGTCATTTCCTCACTATAGAAAATAAGGGGTTGTTTTGTACAGTCTCCACTCATTCGTCTTCCTCCACTATAGATTGATAATATTCCAATCTTTGTCGAAGGATGGTTACTTCTTTCTTTAACTCTTCTTTTTCCGTTGTCAGTTCTGCGATTTCTTGTTCGTAGAGGATAATCATTTGTTCCAGTCGAAGTACATCATTTTCAAGATCCCATCGTGGTTTGGGATATGGGTTGGTCATGTGTGGATTTCCGAATAATTATTTACCCATTTAAGCATCTCTTTATCTTTACATTAACCAATCTGGTTTTCTGGATGGGTCACGTAAATAATTAGATGCAACCCAAGGTTTGCTCCTAATGTAATTTTTGTAAGCAGTAAAAGTGTCAATGCTTGTGTTATGTTTAAACTCATCTGGCATTGCACGAGTAAAGGACTCCACCATACAATAACATGTAATTACTTCTCCTGCAAATTTATGAAATGTTTTCTTTGCTTCAAATAATGCTTTATGGCATCCATGTAGTTTACCATAACGATGTGAATACTCATCAGATAAAGCACAACCATGTTGAATTAA